AGCGTGATCGGCAAGCTGGAGCTCGACAAGACCTTCGAGGAGCGCGACGTGATCAACGCCCAGGTGGTGGCCGCGATCGACGAGGCCGCGCTCAACTGGGGCGTGAAAGTGCTGCGCTACGAAATCAAGGACCTGACGCCGCCGAAGGAAATCTTGCTGGCCATGCAGGCGCAGATCACCGCCGAGCGCGGCAAGCGCGCGCTGATTGCGGCCTCCGAAGGCCGCCGCCAGGAGCAGATCAACATCGCCACCGGCGAACGCGAGGCCTTCATCGCCCGCTCCGAAGGCGAAAAGCAGGCGCAGATCAACAACGCACAGGGTGAAGCCGCTGCCATCACCGCGGTGGCCACCGCAACGGCGGATGCCATCGAGCGCGTGGCGGCTGCCATCCGCCAGCCCGGCGGCGAGCAGGCCGTGCAGCTCAAGGTGGCCGAGCGCGCCGTCGACGCCTACGGCAAGGTGGCGGCCGATTCCAAGACCACGCTGATCGTGCCGAGCAACATGACCGAGACCGCCGCGCTCATCGCTTCGGCGATGCGCATGGTCCAGGCAGGCAAGCCGTCGAATCCGGTCTGAACTGACTGCTACAATCGTAGGCTCAGGAGCGGTGGATGAGCGGTTTAAGTCGCACGCCTGGAAAGCGTGTGAGGGTTAATAGCCCTCCGCGGGTTCGAATCCCGCCTGCTCCGCCAGAGAAGTAATGAATACGGGGCCTTGCGCCCCGTTTTTCATTTCTACCCATCAAAAAGCCCATCATGGTGGAGACGAAAATGGCCGAACCTATCGATGTTGCATCCGTGGAGATCAAGACCCACCACAAACTAGACGGGTGGATCACCATCTTTTTCCGGGATGCGGAGAAGGGCGAGACGTCAATCGCACTACCAGCCAATATGCTGGGCAACTTGTTGAAGCCGCTTGTCGAGACGGTCGCGTCTCTTCGAATCGATGAGGCGATGGAGCGTGACGTGCCAAAACGGCCAGGTCGTGAGCGTTTGCCTGCTACAGAAGCCGCGCTGCTTCAAGCAAGACGTGTCGAAGTTGTCCGTTGGACAACGGGGGCTGCCGCACTTCGAATTGGCACAGACGATGGCATGGAGGCGCAGTTCCTTCTTTCTTCGGCGCTGCGGGAGGATCTGCTAACCGGGTTGTCTGGGTCGCTGCCGCCCCCATAGTCTGTTTCATGAATCTCTCCCGACGCGCTGCAGTCCTTGGCCCGCGATCTTGGCCAGCTGAGCCTGCGTCTTGCGACTGGCCGGCTCGTTCAGAACGAAGGTCGGTGAATAGTTGATTTCGCGCGACCCTCCAGCGCTGGGCTTGACCTCACCATTCATGCCCGGCATGAACCACTGTTTGCCGCCGGCTTCGAACATCTCACCGGGCCCCTTTTCATTGACGCGGTACATCTGCCCTGCAGACACGGGGCCGCCAATCGCACGGCCGCCACCCAAGATGCCGCTGAGAAGGCTCGAAATAAGTCCGCCGCCGGAACCACCCGTGATGCTGAGCCCCGACCCGCCAGAGAGCCCGATCAACTTCAGATAGTCTGCATCACCACTGAGCGAGCCCCCGCCGCTGCCGCCCTTCAACGCATTCCCTAGCAGCCCCGAGAGCGGGCCGGTGATCGACTGCTTGATGGCCATGCGCGCGATGTCCTTGATGATGGAATCGATCAGGCTCTTGAAGTTGCCTTTCCCGGTAGTTGTGAACTCGGTCAGCGCGTCTTCCATGCCCTTGAAGGCATTGGTGACAGCCTCTTCGGTCTGCTTGAAGACGTTCTGTGACTCGTCGTAGTAATTCTTCAGGGCTTCGGACGCACCGAGAGAAAAGCTCTTCTGCTTCTCGTTCAGCTTCTCGTAGTAGTCGGTGTAGCTCGCGATCGACTTCCCCTGAAACTCATTGAGCAACGCCAACTCGCGCTGGAAGTCCTCCTGCCGACCAGCAAACTTGCCGTTGCGGTTGTCGCGCTGCAGATCCTGGCGCTGCTGCTCATAGCGCTCGGTGATCTGGCTGATGGCGGCGCCGAAATCGCGCGTTCGGGTGCCTTGCCCCATGCTATCCAGTTCAAGCTGCCGCGCCCGGTTGGTCACGTCGAGGTACGACTGGGCAGCGGTCCGCGCATCGACATAGGCCCGTGCGATGCTATCGAGCGAGTCCTTCTCCTGAATCGCCAGAACCTGCAGATTTGCCGTCGCGTTCTCGCGCAGCTTCGCCAGCTTGGATTGCGCGTCGGCGATTTTCCGATCGTTGTCGATCTTGTCCTTGCCGGATAGCTTCTCGGCCTGCAGGCGTGCGATTTCCTTCTCGGCCGCGGCCTGCTGCACTTGGTCGTTGTCTTGGATGAACCTGCGCTTCTGTGCGTAGTATTCGGACTCGCTGATGAGGCTGGCCGAGCGGCGTGCGTCAAGGATCTTCTCGCCGTTGGCGATGGTGTTGGACAGCGCCTCCTGAGCCTTCTTGATCTCATCGATGTCGAAGGTCAGCTGAGCCTTGGCCTCCTGAGCTGCGCTGTTGTCCTTCTTGCCCTTTGGAATGCGATCGGTGTTCAGATCTGTCGCATCAATGCGTCGCCTGCCAGGAACTCGAGCTTCTGAGTCGTCGAAGAAGCCTTGCGCGTTCTGGCGTCGCTCGGCGAGACGCTTCTCCAGTGCCTCAGCGAAACTCGGTGCATTGAAGAAGGTCTTCGAGTCTCTGACAAGTTCCTTGCCGATGCTGAGCGCTTCCTTGAACTCCCCTTTCACAAGGGCAACCTGAACCGCTCCAACGCCGCCGATCGTCTTGCCAAGGGCTCCGAACGCCTCGCCCACCTTGACCGCATAGTCCGCAAGGGTGGCGAGGAATAGCGCCCCATCCTCGGCGAAGGCCTGAATGCTGCTGTTGTTCTTGAGAGATGTAGCCTCGCTACCGAGGCCAATCGCCTCTGTGATCGCATCCTTCATGGCTCCGGTTAGATCCGTCACCGCGGGTAAGGAGTTGGCGACAATCGTCTGAGCGAGTTGCGTAATCTCGCTCTTCAGGCGAGCCTGTGCCTTCGTGTGATCATCTGCCTGCTTGATCTGTTCGTCTGTAAGTCGAATCTGGCGCTCACCACCATCCGCCAGGTCGTTGAGGAATGGAAGGAGCTCAGCGCCGGCCTTACCGAAGATGGCCACTGCAGTTGCAGATTTCTCGGAGCCATCCGCAAAACCAGACATAGCCTTTGCGACCGCGTCGAGTTGCTGAGAAGGCGAACGCTTCTTGAATTCGTCGAAGTTGAGGCCGAGCGCCTTGATTCCCTTCCCCACGAGTTTCGACTCGTCGTCGGTCTTCGAAAGCGATGCAGTTAGACGAATGGATGCTGCGGCCACAGTGTCTAGTGAAACACCCGATAGAACCGATGCAGTCTGCAGCGAGGCAATGTTCGATGCAGTCTCGCCCGTTTTCTCGCTAAGCTCCTGGTACTTGGAGATTCCCTCCGTGACCTTACCAAACGCCACTACCCCAGCCGCGCCAAGCGCCACAAGGGCCGCCGCACTAGCGATCAGACCGGTGCGCAGGCGCTGGCCAATTTCGATGCCCTTCTCGTACCCCTCGGACATGCGCAGAGCTGCATCGGCGGCATCGAGCTGAGCCTTCGACGCACCTTTGAGGGAAAGCGTGTAGAGCTCCGACTCGCGGGCGCTCATGCTCTGCGTCGCAGCTGCTGTCTGCAGCTTCTTGACGTAGTTGTCGATCGACCGCGAGGCTTTGGCCGACGCCGTGCCCATCGAGTCGCCAATGTCTTTGCCAAGACTCTTGATAGATCGCTTGGCGTCGTCGACGCCGGCCTTCAGCTTGGTAGCGTCTGCCGAGACTTCGATTACGCCCTTTCCGATGACTTCAGACATAGGGCACCCCTTCATCGTCTCGAAGCTGGATCTTGCGGCTGTCAGTGGTCATTGGGTATTCCCGGTTAGACGTTGTCCAAGGATCGGCCCTTGCGGGGGTCGTAGGGCTCGAGGTCTTCCAGCCTGACGGGATGAGACGCCGCTACCAGAAGGCTGACATTGAAACCGGTGAATCTCACAGCGCCACTCGGTAGCGGCGTGATCCGGATTCCTTGACGTGCGCAGTGTTCGCGCACGAGTGCGGTGATGTTTGTCTGCATGGTCGCAAAAAGCACCCCACCGAAGTGAGGCGCCTCTTTCGCTCAGGACGTACCGAACTTCAACAGTTTCACGGCTTCGCTGTTGTTCATGGCACCGCCGACACGGCGATACGAATAGAGCAGAACGTGCGGCTTGGCGGTGTACGGATCCGGCAAGAACTTGATGCCGGGCTTCTGCACGATCGTGTACGCGCGCTGCAGATTGGCGAAGGCGACCGACAAGCTGTTGGCGCCGATGTCGGGCATGTCCTCATCGATCTCGACGGGATAGCCCAGCAGCGTCGCAGGCTGGTCCGCTAGCAGCGAATCGCTCCAGATATAGCGGCCGTCGACATCCTTGAACTTGCGCACCACGGATGCCGTGTTTCGGTTCATGAGCCACACCGCACCCTTACGGTATTGCGGCTTCATGGCGGCGATCATGTCGATCAGTTTGTCGGCCGGGCTCACGGTCGCGGAGGTCGTTGCGAATGCACCAGAAGCTCCCGTGAAGAGGTATTGGATCGTCCCCCAGGGCCGGGTCGCATCAGCCGTCGTGGCGATGTCGTAGCTCAGAATGCCGCGGGGCCGGGCCACGCCGTCGCCGTTGTGGAACGCATCAGATTCCTTCGTGCCGAACGCTTCGCCGACCTTAGTCTGCAGCCAACTCATGACGTCCAGCGAAGACACGTCGAGCAAAGTCTGCGTCGTCTTCGGCATGGCGTAGATCTCGCGCAGCGGGACATAGAACATTCCGAGATCGGGCGTCCCGGTCTCGGGACGCGCGCTTTGCTCGCCGACCCAATTGGCATCA